AATAAGATCGTTGTCTAACATCCTAATTTGATCTAGAAGTCGAATGAGTTCGGTACTGCCCTTACCTAAACTCGGTTTAAGTGTCTGAGTGACAAACTTCCATACGAAAAAGATAAAGTAACCCATTCCCAAGGCAAGTACCACTGGAAAACCAAACTCTGAAATCAGTTGTGCTATCTTTTCCATTAGTCTCTTCGTACATCAATCTTGTCATCTTCTACAAAGTTTTCTGCTCTTGCGATACGATCAATGTCGGGTTTGAGTTCTAGAGCTGCTGACACTAACAAATCAATCTTTATCATATCATTGTTCATCATCCTCACTCTACTTTCTAAACTACTAATAATATTAGTCAAACCAGTTACTTGTCCTACTACTGATTCTAGGATATATCGTAAAGTTAGGAAAATAAAGAATGCCATAATGACAGCACTCCCAATAGGTACTCCGACTTCACTCATAAATTGTAATATATCCATACGATTATTTATGATTTTAGGTTCATTATGGCACTGATTTGCCCAAAAAAAGGGGACTGAATGTCCCCTTCTCGTTGTTTTGTAAATAAGAATTTATCTCTTTTGAGACCAAATTTCATTCACGACCGCAGCTTTAGTTCCTGACTTTTTAACTTTTAGAGAATTTTTCTCTGCATAGTCAAATAGTTGAACTTTAGTCAGTTTGTTTAATTCTGCTTTGGAAACAACACCATTGTTATTTGCATCTGCCTTCGGAGTAGGTTTTGCAACCTTCTTCGCAGGGGCAGGTGCCTCTGATGTATCTCTCCATGCAAGATATCCGACTGTAACCACGACAATCAATACGATTAAGTATGATATTTCCATGATATATTCCTCACTATTAATAGTTTGTTATCTTATTTATCCTTAGCTTTTCCAACATTGAAAGCAATCCAATCTAAAACTTTGTAAGCTTTTTTGACTAGACCGTCATCAACTGGTGTTGGGGTTAGAGCTGCAACTAATGATGCACCCATAACTAACCAAGGAATCACCTGTATCCATGCTATAATCCATTGTAGGAATTCTAACATATTTACTCCTTCGAAAGATATTAATCTCTTTCGTAGGTATATTTAGGAGTTATTACTGCCTATACTGTATTTAGTCGTCAATTTCCACTCACTTTTTTCCTTGAATGGAATGATTTTGATCTGTGAGAGTGGTGCCTTTGGTTCGGCTATTTGTTGTTTATTAAGAACAGTAACTAGGTTCCATTGTTCCAGTAAACCTACGATTGTGTTTCTTCTACCGATATCTGATTCATCGATATTAGATGGTTTGCCGTCTAGTTTGAATAGTTCTTTGAAGTGGGTAATGTAATACTTACCTCTTTTGTGAAGTATGTGGCAAGACTGAAACAGTTCTTGTTCTCTTCTACTTGCAACACCTATGCGTGAAAGTGTTTCCCTAATCTTTAGGAAGTCGTCTTTTTCGGGGAATGTGACCTCAACAAGGTCTTTTATTATATCTTCTTGGTCATTCATTATCCTTACCACCAGTTTTCATTCTGTTTTTCAATTCTCGAATCTGTTTATCAGACAATAGTTCCACATAGTCTTTAGCTTCTTTTGTAGATATCTGATAATATGCTTTTACCGTATCGAGTTTCTTACTAATATATGGCTTAGACCACTGTGAAAATCTTTGTCTTTTTCTAAGAGTATTTAGGAAAAACATGTATTGAAGACGGTTGTCTACACCATGCCTGACATTCATTTCATTAGTAAGGAAAACAGAATCCTGATGATAGGATAATGATTTATTAATTAAGAATGGTTGATATGCTTTCTCTTCGATATCATCAACCATGATATCTTTTTTGTCGTAAGAGACCGACTTTACAAAATCGAATGGATTTCTTTTAGTCAAGTGATTTACCTGAGTCTGCAAGATTTCTAGTAACCTCTTGAACTAACTCTTCACCAGTCATACCTTTTTGAATGAGGTATTTCTTTCCAGTCTTTGACATTGTCCTTTCGATTCTACCATCCATATACTGAACATCCAAGACACCCTTTACAGCATCTTTAGCGGTCTTCTCAGTCTCATACCACATAGATGTTAAACTATGTGCATGAACCCACTTAGGTTGATCTTTGTACTCTTCTGCAAGAAGAATCTTCTTCTGCATATCTACTCTCTCATCATATTGCGTCATTTGAATTTACACTCCGACATTATTTCAGTTAAACATGCAACGAAATTAATCTCAGAATCCATAGCAAAAGCAGACTTGTACTGGTAATCAGCGATAAACAAAACTGCAGCTGGAATGGATTGAGGTTCCAATCGTTGTTCCAATGCATTGAAGAGTTTTCGATAGAGGGTATTGAAATCATTATCTGAATTCTTACCAACCCACTTTCTCATACCTCCCCAATTCTTATCAGCCAACATATCAATAAGAGGTGTAAGTTTCTCTTCATTAAGAGTCGATAGTAATCCACTATCAATCTCTCCTGAGACTCCATACCTTTGAACCTCATTAATACATCTTCTGAAATCAGGGAAGAACTTGATTACAAGTTCAACTAAAACCTTTTGATCGAATTTGATATTTTCTGTAGTACATATCTCCATGAGTCTTGCAAGAAACACTGAAGCAAGTCTTTGTTTCTCGTCAGGGGTCAGGACAAAATCGATCACCGTTGTTCTTGAATGTAATGGTGGTATGATTCTATTCTTGTAATTACAAGTGAATATGAATCTACAGTTACTTGAGAACTCCTCGATGAAGTTTCTCAAAGCTGGTTGAACTGAATCTGCAGAAATATAATCTGCCTCGTCCAGTATCACAACCTTGGGTGCATCCGATAATGATACCGTGGATGCAAAGTTTTTAATCTTCGTTCTAAGAGTGTCTATAAGTCTCCCTTCATCGGAACCATTGATTACGATAAAGTCTGCACCTAACTCATTACAGAGTGCTTTTGCAACGGTTGTTTTACCAACACCAGCAGAACCACATAACATAAGGTTAGGTATCTCACCTTGTTTGACGAAGTCTTGAAATGTTTGTTTTAGGGACGCAGGAAGTATCGTATCCTCAATTGTTTGAGGTCGATACTTTTCTACGAATAGATATTCTTGATTCATGGATGTTAAAACCCCTCCGAATTAACAGTGCTATCCACCCTTGAAGATTGATGAGATTGGATAACTCCCGTATGCATTGCAGAGACTGGCACAATACTTACACTAATATATAGGTTAAGCATTGTAATTACTGTCAGGCTCCAATGCAATAAAATATTCTAAATCGATATCTGTATTCACAAAGTGAGAGATACCTTTAGAAGACACAGCAACTCTATAGTTACCATCGAGAACTTTAAGATTCTCAATCTTGAAGTTCATAGTGAATGTAGAACCATTCCCTTCACCCACGATTCTTGAGAATGTGTTTGAAGTTGGATTCTTCTTATCAGTCACTTCTAGTTTGATAGTATTACCATCTGATGATAGAATAAGATCATTAACACCTAGAACACTTGCAGCTTTCTGTAATTCAGAAAGAAGTGTAGAACTGATTTCAATGTTGATTTCTGCATCAGGCATTGTAATCATTTTATCAGGTGCAGTAACCATACCTTCACTTGCATAAAAATATGCAAGACTTGAGTTATCATCTGCAACGGTTAAACTTGCATCACCGAATGTAAACTCAGGGTCAGACAACAAAGATGTTGCACCTAAGAACTCAGGCAAGTTGTATATACTAAAATCTTGAGGGAACGATTCATCAACCGTTGCAACTGCAAGAATATTCTTCATATTGGAAATGGTTTCAACCTTGTTTCCAGCTTTAACTCGGATTCCCGAATTAATTGTTGAGAAATTTTTTAAGACATTTCTCGTATCATTACTTATTTTCATCACTTTCAGCCTCCATTATGTGTGTGTCGTGATTATATAATGCAAGGAATCCATAGTGAATGACTTTAAATAAGTCTGCTCTATTGTAACCATCCTTCTTACCATACCTTTGGGCATACTTAAGAATGTTTCCAATACAGAATCCCTCTCCGTGACCACCATCCATGATAAACTCAGTTGCCTGAAACTTATCTTTTGAATAGTGTTGTTCATATGTCTTATCAACATACTCACTGAATTGTTTTATCAATTCGTGTTCGTTATATTTGTAATTTATAGACATTGATTTCATTATACTACCCTTATCCATTTTCTGCAATAGGGTTTTCTAATATCTTATCTGACTTTGCTTTGTTATATTCTGCAGTCTCTAACTTACCGTTATCAACATGAGTATCTCCACCTTTTGATCTAGGCTTTACATGGTCTCCATGAATCTCACCACCCTTTAACTTTCCAGCTGAGATTACAGTTCCATCAGATGTGACATTGTCGTTGATATACATTTCAGCTTTCTGTTGGTCATTGAAAGATACATCATCATCAAGTTTAACAATGATTCCCTTGTCAATCATATCGGGAATAAACAAGTCTCTAATTTCCTTAGTTCTGATTTTAAATACATTGTTTGCATTCTTAGAGAACAAGTCGTTAAAGTAACCTTGCAAGGTGTTCTTAACCTTTTTGTAAACTGTTTTTTTATCAGAACATCTTTTAACCAACCACTCATTGTAAGCATTGATTAGTGCATATCTACCTTCTGAATTTACATTTGGTATTTTCATATTGTTTGCTTGCATATAAGTCAAGACATAACCAAAATCATACCATGCATTCTTTTTGAATAATAGTTCCTTCTTACCTTTCATAACTTTAACATATGGAACTAACACTGATTCAAAAAACTTTTCAAAGGTTGGATAGGTAGTGTCTAATTTAGAATTTGATTTAAACTCTTTATCTAAATCTTTCTTTGCACCTAGATATGGTGTCAAACTACCAGCTCTTCCTAGAGTATAAGAGTGGCCCATTTTCAAAACCCATTCCTTAAATCCAAATCTAGATGCATCGGCTTCTGTTAGAACACCAGCTTCAATAAACAATGATTTGTATTTCTTATTCAGAGTATTTCTAATTCCCATTGCAACTGCAGAAACAGTTGGATTCCTTAACTCCATTGCATTCAGAGTAACATTTGCATTTAGTATTCTAAAGAAATTTCCTCTCTCTTCTTGGTCTAAATCAGTGTATACCCAAATGTGTATTGACGAGTTCATGAGTTTCTTATATAACTCGGGATGTGTATTTTTAACATCTTCGAGAGTCATATCCTTCTCTACAGCAACCATCAATTGATAACCATCTTCGCCAGATGGTTGGAATCTGTAATCACCCTTTGAAATCTTAACTTCACCCAAATCTGTTTTAATATTAAATGCAGCTTCAAATGTGTCACATCTATTCCCACCATCTAAGTGTGCATACTTATATCCATTGTCGATAAAAGCTTTAATGAAATCTGCAAAGACTGGGTCTCTCTTAGCTGGGTCATGAATTAACATATGATATAACATTTCTAAGTCGACTAAATGAATTGCAGTCTTAGAACCGTATCCTACCATACAATAAGAAAGATAACCCTTTCTCCTCAATGCATCCCAAACACCTTCTCTATTTACAGATTCATCCCTAACAGTGTAGGGTAGATATTCCGTAACAAAAGTATTCAATGTTATTATAGAGAAGTCTGCAGCGACTTCTCTATAAATTGTTAGTGGATTCTTAGTAGCCATTTTCATCACCCGCAAAGTTAACCTCTTCCGTGAATGTCTCAGAAGACTCATCTTCCAAGTGGACACCATCGTCCACTTTGGTGTAGAGATCAAGGATTGAATTCCTAGTCTCTTCATCGAATCTTGAAATGCACATTTCAATAGACTTCATTTTGTCTTTGAACATTCTGAAAGCATTCACAATGTGAACCAACCTTCTAGTAGTCACAACATCATCAATCCCACCTTCGTAGAAAGTCTTCCTGATTATGTCAGCCCAGTCAACAAGTTTCTCACAGAAATCATCATCAACTTCACCAGTCAATCCCATTTCTTTTTTAAGAATCGATCTCTCAGTTTTCACTGGAGGATATTCTTGTTGCATCGTGATTGCAAACCTTTCAAGCATTGCTTCGTTCATGATCTGAGTCCCGATGAACTTACCATCCTCAGAACCTTGACCTTTAGTGTTTGCAGTAGCAAGGATAGTGAAACCTTCTTTAGGACT